CGAAAACGGCAGGGCTTCAGGTCCTGTGGCGGCGGATGGGTGGTAGTTTGCTGCCGCGCGGGTGGGGCAACGTAGCATCCCCGCCGCCGCGCCATTGGCTGAACCCCGGTGTGGAGACTGCGTGACGGCGAAACCGAAAGAGGTCAGCGTCCGGCTCCACAAGCTGCATCCTGGCCAGCGCCGGATTGCGGACGATCCCGCCCGGTTCCGGGTGGTGATGTGCGGGCGGCGGTTCGGGAAGTCGGCGCTGGGGATTCGGTTGGTCTGTGACGCGGTCCTGAAGGGACAGCCGGTGGGCTGGTTCGCGCCGAGCTACAAGCTGGCGCTAGAAGCGTGGCGGGAGTTGACCGACCGGCTCAAGCCGGTGGTCAGCCGGATGAACGAGCAAGACAAGCGGATGGAGCTGGTGACGGGCGGAGTGGTCGAGGTCTGGACCTTGGACAGCCCGGACCCGGCCCGTGGCCGGAAATACGCGCTGGTGGTCATCGACGAGGCCGGCATTGCCAAGGACCTGCTGGACGTGTGGCAGGCGGCCATCCGGCCGACGCTGGTAGACTTTGGTGGGCGGGCGCTGATCTTAGGGACCCCGAAGGGACGGCGGCACGGGTTCGTGTCGCTGTTTACCCGGGGGCTCTCGGAGGACCCGGACTGGGAGAGCTTCCGGGCCAGCACGCTGGACAACCCGTACATCCCCGAGGCCGAGGTCGAAGCGGCCCGCCGGGAACTTCCGCCGGAGATTTTCCAGCAGGAGTTCGAGGGCATCCCGACCGACGACGGCGCCAACCCCTTTGGCTTGGACGCCATCCGGAAAGCGGTGGGCGAGGTCGGGGAGCAGAAGCCGGTGGTCTTCGGGGTAGACCTGGCCCGATCGACGGACTACACCGTGGTCTGTGGGCTGGATGCCTGGCGGCGGGTCGTGGTGCTGGAGCGGTGGCAGGCCCCGTGGGCCGAGACGAAGCAGCGGGTCTTTGACCTGACGAAGGGCGTGCCCGTGGTGGCGGATGCCACCGGAGTGGGCGACGCCATCGTCGCGGACCTACAGCAGATGGGCGCGGATGTCACCCCGCATGTTTTCACGCAGTCATCCAAGCTCCGGCTGATGCAGCGGCTGATTGCGGCGTTTCAGGGGCACGAGCTGACCATCCCCGAGGGCTGGATGCCGGTTGAGCTGGAGACGTTTGAGTTCAGCTACACGGCCACCGGGGTCAAGTACGAAGCGCCGAAGGGCTACCACGACGACGGCGTGATGGCGCTTGGGCTGGCGTTGTATGGCTGGGACCGGGTGCAGATGGTCATCCCGGACCCGTATGTGAAACCGGCCATTTTTGGCGATGACCCGCAGGTGCAGCCTCACCGACCGGCCCTGACGGTGCCCGGCGACTTTGCGTCCCAACTGCCCACTGAGGGCTGGTAACTCAATCGACCTATGGACAAGAAAACCCGATTCATGGACGCCGTGGCCGAGAAGGTCGCGGGCAAGCGGAAGCCGGCCCTCAAGCGCAAAGGCGCTGGCAAGGGCAAGGGCCCGGGCGTGGCGATCATGATCGCCGTCGGCAAGCCGAAGCCCGGGATGGACGAGGAGGCCCCGATGCGGGAGAAGAAGCCGGAGGCCGCCACCCGGGTGGCCGAGATCAAGGCGCAGATCGCGGAGCTGGAGGCCGAGCTGGCCGAGCTGACCGGCGAGGAGACGGAGTCCGAGTCCGAGGAGATGGGCGAGGACGAGTCTGAGGACGAGTCGGAGTCCGAGGACGAGGACTAGCTGTGCCGAAGACCGCCGCCTGGCAGCGAGCCGAGGGCAAGGACCCGGAGGGCGGCCTGAACGCCAAGGGCCGGGCCAGTCTGCGAGCCGAGGGCCGGGACATCAAGCGTCCGGTCAAGGCAGCAGAAGCGAAGCGGTCCCCGAAGGCGGCCAAGCGTCGGGTGGCCTTCTGCCGCCGGAGTGCGGGCCAGATGAGAATGTTCCCGAAGGCGGCCAACGACCCCGACAGCCGCCTGCGGAAGGCTAGAAGGGCTTGGGAATGTTAGCGTGCACAAAATGCAACACTCAGCATCCGGAAACTGCCGAATTCTTCCCGGTTAATCGCCGCAAAAAGAACGGGTTAGATTCATGGTGCAAGCAGTGTCGTCGAGACTACAAAAGACAAGCAACGTTTGCAAAGGGCATTACGGACTTTGAGAAGGCGTATGAGGCACGGCAGCTAGCTGAGTGCATCATCTGCGGAGAGCCCAAGGATAGCCGATTTGCCGTTGATCACGACCACGAAACTGGCGATGTCCGTGGTGGATTGTGCATGCGATGCAATATGGGCATTGGACATTTCAGAGACGACCCAGAGCTTTTGCGGTTTGCAGCACTGTACCTTGAAGGGCGTTGTGCGTGTGGAGGATGCAGTCCATATTGGGGAGGCGCTGCTTCGGTCGCAGAAGAGCAGTGCGATGCGTTCTTCCCACGCTAATCGAACGATCCCGATTCGCGCATCAACAAGTCCCTGCGAGCCTGGGACTGCTAACGTTGTCTTTCCGTTGGATCACCCCGTAGCACAGGAGCTTTACCATGCCGAACTATCGCAATTCCTCGCAGGACACCATTGACGCCAACGGCGAAGTTGTCTCGCTGGCCTACCGCCAGTTCTACAACGGCGGGGTCGGGGTGCAGCTGGTCGGAACCTTCTCGGGAACCATCCAGTTTGAGATGAGCATCGACGGCACGAACTTCGTGGCCGTGCAGGCGACGAACGTGTCCACGGGCACGATCGCCACGACGGCGACGGCAGCGGGCGTGTACAAGTACGACGTGGTTGGGGCCCTGGTGGTGCGGGTGCGGGCGACGGCGTGGACCTCGGGCAGTCTGGTGGCGAGCGTGGTCGGGATGGCGGGCTAACCGCCGATGAGCGATAACGAGTTCTTCGGGGGGCGTCGGCGTCGCCGGGGGAACGGCGGCGCGGAGTTTGCCCCACTCAGTTTGTTCGCCAACGGTGAGCAGGGCGTCTGGTATGACCCCTCAGACCTGACGACGGAGAAGACGAGCTGGCGTCGGAACCTGCTGACGTACTCGCAGGATTTCGAGAACGCGGCGTGGACGAAGACGAACGCCAGCCTGCTGTCGAACCTCGCGCTCTACTCGCAGGATTTTGACAATGCGGGGTGGGGCAAGACCGGCGCAACCGTGACAGCCAACACGACTGCCGCGCCAGATGGCACGACGACGGCCGATAAGTTGGTGGAAGATACATCGACCGGCCAGCATCGCGTGC